TTACCACCACAATTTATAGAAGATCTAGCAGTCGATTTTGGTAAACAACTTACGGCACAGACAGCTGTACCAATAGATACGTCTAAATTTGCACCGCAAGTTGCAGCTCAAGACCCATTACAAACGCAAGCAGCTACTTTAGCACAATCGGGTATTGGTTCTTTTCAACCATTTTTAACAGCAGCACAACAAGACGCTGCAGCTGCTTCAACACAAGCAGGTTTAGCAGGAGCAGGTATAACTGGTGCAGAGGCAATGTTGGGATCTGGTGCTGGAACAGCGGCAGGATCTATTCAAGATTTTATGTCTCCGTTTCAACAACAAGTTATTGATGCAACATTAGCTGACTTTGATCAACAAAGAGCAATACAAGAACAAAATATTAGATCAAGACAGGCAGAGTTAGGAGTTCTTGGTGCAGGCAGAGCTGGTGTAGAATTAGGACAGTTTCAATCAGATTCAGATAGAGCGAGAGCTGCATTATTAGCAGGATTAAATCAACAAGGATTTTCTGAAGCAGTAGCTAGAAGACAACAAGATTTATTAAATAGACAAAGTTTAGCAACATCTAGATTAGGTATAGGACAAAATCAATTAGGATTAGGACAGTTTCAAACAGGACTAGCTTCACTAGTTCCAAGCTTACAAGGTGGAGACATACGTACTTTAGGATCAGTGGGCGCTATCCAACAAGCACAAGCACAGGCTCAATTAGATGCACAAAGAGAAGCAAACAGACTTGCAGCTTTTGAACCTGTGGACAGATTAAATAGATTTGGATCCGGTGTTGCATCACTAATTAGTGGATATCCAGCGGCAGGCACAAGAATGCAGGTGTCTCCAAATCCAACACCATTACAAACAGCTCTTGGTATCGGTACAACACTAGCCGGTATCTATGGAGATATAGGAAAAGGCTTTCAAGCTTTTAACGCATAATGAGAAATAGAATATTAAAAAGACCGATGTTTAGATTAGGCGGTAGCACTGAGAATGAAGGTATCATGAACGGTATGAGAAAGAGATACCAGAAAGGTACAATGCCAGAGGATATTGATTCAACATATCAAGAGGGTGATTTCAACGTTAACCCTAATCAACCAACACAAGGAGAAAGATCTGGTAGAAGATTTAGAGATTTTCTTGTTCAATCTCCAAACCTTAGTTCATTCTTAACAGAGTTTGGTTTAAATTTATTATCACAATCACCAACAGGTAACATATTCCAAACAGCAGCTACGGCAGCAAAAGAGCCATTTCAAAGATTACAAACTAAAAGAGCGATTGGTGATGAAAGAGATTTTGAAAGAGAGTTGTTAGAAAAAAAATTAGATGTGCAAAGAGAAATCGCTGCCGGTAATGATAAAGAATATGATATGGCATATAAATTAGGTTTAGAAAAATTTGAAAACCCTGCGTTAGCTAAAAATTTTGCTGAATATTATACTACAATTCAACCTACTGTTGCTGCTCAATTTGGTGCTACTCAAGTTGGTGGTCTGATAGAACAAGATGTATCAGTACAAAAAAACGCTAGACAACTGGGAAAAACCTTAGACAAACAAGGTAAACTTAATAAAATATTTTACGATGTTTACACAGGTAGTTTTAAACGATTAGTAAAAGAACAAGGCAACTATAAATTTGTACCTGTAGCAGGATCTGCTAACGTAACAGATCCAGAGGGCACTACAATTCCTGAAGCTACAGAAACAGATAAAAGAAAAGAGTATATAGAAAGTATAAAGCCGGGTCTAAAAGAATTTAGAGAAAAAAAACGTGAGGAACTTCTTGAAAAGAGAGGTCTTATCGACGAAGGCCAAGACGTAGATATATAGGAGGAACATGGCAGAATTTGTCCCTCTTCAAGGTCCAGAAAAAAACAGCGACGCAAGTTGGTATACATCTATAGGCGCAGGTCTAGTATCAGGTGTTCTTAAAACTGTAGAGGGTGTTGTATCTCTTGGTGCAGAGCTTATTGACCTTGGAGCAGATTCAAACAAAGTAGCAGACGTAGAAAAATTCTTTGATAAAATTAATCCCTTTGAAGAAATAGCTGACGATAGAGTCATCGGTAAACTTACAGAAACATTAGTATCCATTGGTATACCTGGAGCTGTTGGATTTAAGACAGCAACAAAGTTAGCAGACAAAGCGTTAAAAGCAAAACGAGCTGGTAAGTATGCAAACTTTAAATCGCCAAATGCGATGAAAGGTTTGATGCAAGCAGAAAAATTAAACAAAAGAGCAGGCTACAAAAGGTTTGCAGCAGGTGTGTTTGGTGGTGCAACAGGGGAAACATTTGTTGCAGACGTGGATGATATAGGTTCTTTTGGTGATTTCTTTGACGGACCAACAGCATTAGATAGAGATGAATCTTCCGGTAGTGATGAGGCTACTAGACGATTAGCAAATAGATTTAAGTTTGGTGCAGAGTCTTTGTTTATTACACCCTTTGTATACGGTGTGGGTAAGTCAGCAAAAGCATTAGCGACTAGAGGTAAAGAATTAGCATACAGTGATAGTGCGTTTGAAAGATTTTTAGATAAATACATTGGTAGTGGTTTTAGACCTAGAGGAGATCTACCACAAGAAGTGTTTGATTCTGAGATGTTAAAAGCAGGATTAAAAGCTGGAGATAGTTTTAGAGCAAAAGAGCTCGTAGACAATATAACAAAAGAAGCTGATGGTATGATACCAAAGCTATCTAGATTTTTTGATACTAGCACTGCATCTGCAGAAAAAGAATTTTACAAAAAACTTAACGATGCATTGTTTGATGGTGACCTAACAAAAAATATTGATCCAAAAGTTACAGATGAGTTTGTAAATTATTTAACATCTGCTGGTATAAAAGAAAATGCCACTCAAGACCTATTAACAAATGTAAACGCTGCAAGAGGAGAGTTTACTAATTTAATTCAAATATTAGAAAGAAATGCAGACACACCGGGCGCCATATCTGCGGGCAAAAAAGATTTACAACAAATATTAAAAGACAGAATACAAGGTTGGATAGGTAATACGTATAAGGTATTACAGAAACCAAAAGGATTAGCAAAATTTTTTAGAAACACAGAACCAACAGAAGAAGCTTACGCAGGAGCTATAAATTTATTTAGAAGATACTTATCAAAAACAGATAACACTAGAACTAAACCTTTTGACCCTGACAGCACACAATACTTTGAACAAGCAAAAACTGCTGTAGATGACATTATTAATCAAGTACAATTAAAAAAGAAACCTGGACCACTGCCTGATTTTACTTATCAAGATAAAACAGGAATGGTAAAAACTAAAAGTTTTGAAAAAGCTGTAGGTAAAGGTAGTAAAGTATTTAGACAGTTGTTTGGTGAGATAGAAGATCCTAGATATTCTATCTTCAATGCCATGACAAACCTTTCATCTGTAGCAAGAACTGCAACATACTTCGATGATATAGCCGCAAAAAACACAGAGGTACAAGCCGCCGGTGGTAGGGGATTTTTTTGGAACACAGAAGAAGCAGCAAAAGCTGCAGTAAACTCACCAACTACAGGTATACAAATAGTTAAAGTTGATGATGTTATTGAAAAATTACCTGGATCAAACACAATTATAAATCCACTCAAAGGTAAATACACAACAAAAGAAATAGCAGATGGTGTTAAAAATTTAAATGGCGTTGCATCTGGACTAACTGCTGCCA